ACATACCGTAGAAACTTTGGATTGGCATTCTAATGGCTATTTCCAATATTAATGGTGTAAGAGATGCGTTAAAAGCAAATCTACAAACAATAACAAACTTGAGAGTCTATGATTTGATTCCAGATGTTATTGTTCCGCCATGTGCAGTAGTAGGACAACTAGATTTCACATTTGATATTGACAACCAAAGAGGTCTGGATCAGGCTTCTGTTGATATCTTTGTGATTGTTCAAAGAATATCAGAAAGAACAGCACAAGATAAACTTGATAACTTTCTGGCAGGTAGTGGTAATGGATCAATCAAAACTGCTATAGAGTCAGACAGAACATTAGGTGGACTTGTTAACACACTTAGAGTTATTAGTGCAGAAAGTGGCACATATACTTCTGGTGATCAATCTTTCTTATCATATCGCTATAACCTCACAATCTGGGGCTAAGGAGAAGCAATGGAATATACAGTAATCTCAAACAAGAAAGTTTGCGGTAAGGTAAAAGATGATAAACTTACCAGAGATGATATACTTAATGCAGGAGGAAGCGTAGAGCATCTTCTTGCAGTAGGACATATCAAAGCCGCAAATGCAGGATCAGTAACAAAAGTAAGCGAAGTAAAAGAAGTAAAAGAAGCACCAAAACAGGATTTTTCTTTTGAAGAAAAGCCTGCATTTCAACTAGATAACTCAAAAGGAGAAGAATCATGGCAGTTATAGTATTAACAGATGTTAGTGTAGAAATTGGTGGAGTAGATCTTTCAGATCGTATTGCATCAGTCAGCCTTGCATCAAACGCAGACGCAGTTGAGACAACAGCGTTTGGAACATCAGGGGCAAGATCAAGAATTGGTGGTCTTAAGGACAACTCAATTACAATTGATTTCCACCAGGACTTTGCTGCAACAGAAGTAGAAGCAACAATTTATCCTTTGATTGGCCAACTAACAAATGTTGTTGTTAAGCCAACATCAGGAGCAATCTCTGCAACTAATCCAGCATACCTAATGAATGGTGCATTGGTTGGAGGAGAACAAGCAGGACAGGTTCTTGTTACAGAATGGACTCCAATAAACGGAGCAGTAGGCGAACTAGCAACTGCTTCAGTTACATGGCCAGTCTCAGGTGCAATCGTTAAGGATGTAACTCCTTAATCATGGCCAGATTAGTCTTAACTAATGTACAGGTTGAATTTGTGGTTGGACCAACCACTTATGATTTGAGCGATCATATCGCAAGCATCTCTTTGGCAACCGTTCATGACATTATTGAGACTACACAATTTAATGACATATCAAAACGAAGAATTGCAGGTCTTGCAGATAACTCAGTAACTTTTGAGTTTCATCAAGACTTTCAGGCAGGCTCAGTAGAGTCAATAATTTACCCTTTACTGGGCACTGCCGTTCTTTGTAATGTAAAACCAGTAAATGGACTCACTACAGCATCCAATCCTGAATACAGTTTTCAGGTTTTGATCTCAGAGTGGACTCCTCTTAATGGTGCAGTAGGAGATATATCCACGGCAACAGTGCAATGGCCAATCTCTGGAGACATAACAAAACTACCATAACCTAGAAAAGGGGCAATAAAATGGATGGACTATTTATAAAAGTAAAGACAAGTGATGGAGAAACAGGAACATATCCTCTTCGTCCAAAATCGCTTGTTGCATTTGAACAAAAGTTTAACAAAGGCTTCGCTAAGTTGCTGACAGAAGATCAGAAGTTAGAGCATATCTACTTCCTGGCTTGGTCTGCATTAAAAGATAGCGGAAAAGTTGTAAAGCCATTTGGAGAATCATTCTTAGATACACTAGAAAGTGTAGAATTAGAGACTGACCCAAATTCAGAATCCACAGAGACAGCCTAACATATTCGTTAGCAATGATTTCTGTGGAGACAGGCATATCTCCACTTGACCTTATGGAAGCACCAGATGGTGTACTTGAGGCAATGGTGATATATTTAAAGGAACAATCTAAAAAGTAAGGAATTCGTAATGGCAAAAGATACGATAGTGCTAATTGGTGTCACAGACACTATAAAGGCATTAAGGGCTTTTGACAAAGAGGCAGTTAAGAGTTTTAACAAAGTTATTAACTCTGAACTTAAAATTGCTAAAAACGATGCACAAGGATTTGTTCAAGCAAAACCACCACTTAGTGGATGGAGTACTAAACCTGCGGTCAAGCCACGCACCAGAGGTGGTGCTGGCTGGCCTGCATGGGATCAGAGCGTTATTAGAGAAGGAATCTCATCCTCAAAATCAGAGGGTAAAGTAAGAAAAGACTACACAACCTCAGTAGGTGCATTAAAGAATAAATCTGCTGCAGGTGTTATTTATGAATTGGCTGGAAGAGAAAACAAAGGTTCAGGTAAAAATAAATTTATCAGCAACCTTGAGAAGAGAGAATCTCAAGCATCTCGTTTAGTCTGGAAGTCAGTTGATAAGAATAAAGACAGGTTTATTAACAATGTTGAAAGAGCATTTAAAGATGCTCAAGCAGCCTTGCAAAGAAAATTAGATACGAGGAGAGTATAAAAAATGGCCGTTGGAACAGTTATAGCCCGTATTGCATCTCAGTATTCTGATAAAGGCTCAAAGGCAGCACAAAAAGATCTTATGAAACTTGGTAAGCAATTTGATGCTTATGCCAAGAAAGCAACTAGAGCAGTAGGTCTTGTAGCAGTCGCTGCAGCATCAGCAGCAGCAAAGATTGGTAAAGATTCAGTCATGGCTGCATCTGATGTTTCTCAACAGTTTGGTGCTTTGGATGCAGTGTTTGGAAAGAATGCGGAACAGTTAAAAGACTTCTCAAAGGGCATGGTTGAGTATGGACTATCAACAGCAGACGCTGCTCGTTATGCAGCATTACTTGGTACACAACTTAAAGGCTTGGGTCTGGAAGAAAACGATGCTATTGCTCGTACAAAAGAACTTGAAATTCTTGCTGCAGATTTAGCAGCAACTTATGGTGGAACTACAGCAGATGCTGTTCAAGCACTCAGTTCAACATTTAAGGGTGAATATAACCCAATTGAGCGTTATGGTGTTGCTATTAGAAAGTCTGACATTACTGCACGACTTGCAGCCCAAGGATTAAAGGGCTTAAAAGGCGAAACATTAAAGGCAGCAGAAGCACAGGCTGCATACGAACTTATTATTATGAAGACCACGGCTGCTCAAGGGCAGTCAAAGAGAGAATATAATACTCTTGCTGCACAACTACAAAGACTTAGAGCATCATACTCAAACATTACAGCCTCTCTTGGAGAAGCCCTTCTTCCAGTTATTCAAGAGTTTGCAAACTATGTTTTAGTAAAAGTTGTTCCAGCAGTTCAGGAATGGGTTCGTGTTAATAAAGATGAACTTGCAAAGACACTGCAAGATTTAGTTGAGATATTTAAAGACTTCATGATTGCTGGTGGAAAGTTTCTTGAGTTCCTAATCAAGTATGATGACATTGTAAAGATTCTTACGGTTTCTGTTTCTGGATTAGTTATTGCTTTTAGACTATGGGCCCTTGCTGCAGGACTTGGTGGTATCTTAACATTAATTGGTAAAATTAACAAAAGATTAGGCAAAACCAAAATAGATGCTTCTTTAACAAGAGGATCTAAAGAGGCTATGAAGGCTATGGGTGGACTTAGCGGAGCAATGGCAAGAGTTAAAGGATTTACGGAAAAAATTAATGCTAAGTCTATTTTTTCAGGAATTTCTAAAAACTGGAAGAGCGTTCTAAAAACTGTTGGTAAAAAGAGTCCATGGATAACATTAGGTCTATACATAGATCAAATTGCTACCTTCTTCTATGATCAAATTCCAGGAGTTAAATATGTTTGGGACTGGATCTTTAATTATGGCAAGGATAGAATAACAGAGGCAATAGATAACTTTAAGAAGAGATTTGAATTCCTTGGACCATTAATGGAAAAGGTAAAGCCATTGTGGGATGGTTTCTATAAGTATGCAACAATGATCTTGGGCAAGATTGTAGACTCATTGAGAAATACCTGGCTTGGAAAACTTCTTGGTTTTGGAAATGAAGTAAAGGCTAAGATAACTTTATCTGCTGACGCACAAGCAGTAGAAGACTCAGTTCAAGCAGCACTAAAAAAGACCCAGACAATGGATGGTGCTCGTACTGATTATTTAATAAAAGAAGAAAAAAGACTTGCAGCAATAAAAGAAGCAGAAAGAAAAAGACTTGCAGCACTTGAGGCTAAGAATGCTGCAGCCCAGGCTAAATCAGATGCAGCAGAGGCTAAGAGAAACTCAGTACTCAACAACCTTAAAAAACTAGGTGTAAAGGTAACAACAAGTAAGACTGGAACCAAGTTAACAAAAGGTGTTACTCCATTTAGTACACTTGATCCAAAAATGCAAGAGGCCGTTCAGTTTCAAGCAGCATACTTACTGCTACTAAAACAAAATAACATTGCTGAAGCAGAAAGAATTAAGGCAATTGCTGAATCAAAGAAGTCAACTGATGAAGCAGCCAAGTCATTACAAAGATATAGCGATATTCTTACAGCACTAGCAGACAACAAGATATCTTCTGAAGATGTTGCTATTCTTGCCAAGAAGTGGGACATGACCACTCAGCAAGCAGCATCATATATTATTACAGCACTTTCTGTAAACAAAGAGGGTAAGGTAACAACAGAGGCAGTTGATGCACTTTCTAAGGCTTGGGGCTCATCAAAAGAGCAGGCAGAAAAGTACCTTGATTTTACTTTAGCATTAGCAGATAATGTTCTTAGTGATAAGGAAATTGCTAAACTCCAAGAAAAATGGGGACTAACAGAAAAGCAAGTAAGACAGTATGCAGACTTTACAGTTAAGATTGCTGACTACAAACTTGACGATACTGAAATTAATGACTTAATGGGTAAATGGGGACTAACTAGAGAAGAAGTCCTTAAGTATGTTGCACAAATAGGTGCTCCAGTTTCATGGAATGGACAACTTACAGATCCTGCAGATGAAGCAGAAAGAAAGTGGAAGGCTGCTCTTGCAGCACTAATGGCTTATCAAGCAGCACTTGCAGGTGTGGGAAGTTCTGCAAGTTCATCCAGTTCTTCAAGTTCTTCAAGTTCTTCAAGTG